TTTATTAGAACTAAGTAAACACCACAAAGACTGGATTAAAATTGTAGGCACTTTTGGAGAAGAATTTTACGCTGAAGATATAGTTCAAGAAATGTATTTAAAGATGGCGGTAATAAATAACGTTGAACGGTTTTATTTAAACGGCAAACTGAATAAAAACTTTATTTGGACGGTTTTAAGAAACATGACTTTTGATTACAAAAAGAGCAAAACACGAATAACAAAAGTAAGCATAACGGAAGCCTACCAACTAAAAGACGAATACCAACCCGAAATATTAGAAGCAAAGAAACGATTAGAAATAAAGATAAACCAAGAGGTTAAACAATGGCACTGGTACGATCAACTATTATTTGATTTATACCGAACTTCAGGAATGAGTACACGACAAATAGAAGGCGTTACTGGAATAAGTTTTAAAAGTGTATGGAAAACAATTAAGACTTGCAAGGAACGCTTAAAAGATAATGTAAAAGAAGATTACGAAGATTTAATTAATGAAGATTACGAATTAATAAAATAAAAATGGATAAAGAAAAATTAGAAAGATGCAACGAACTATTAAAAAAAATAGAACATTGTCATCAACAAATAAAATATTTTGAATATTCACAATGTGAAAATGTAGGTGAAATGACTTCAAGTATTCGTTTCGGTACTTCAAATAACTTCGGTATAATTCCGAGTTGTCTTTTCCGTTCTATTGGTAGGATAGTTTTAAATGAATGGAAACAAGAATTAATTGAGTTAGAAAATAAATTTAATTTAGAATAAAAATGACAAGAAAAAGACGAACAAAAGCCGAAATATTAGCGGCTAAAAGCGAAGGATTAGGGGACACAGTAGAAAAGGTTTTAGAAGCTACTGGAGTATCAAAAGTGGCTAAATGGTTACTTGGTGAAGACTGCGGTTGCGACGAACGCAAAGCAAAGTTAAACGAGTTATTTCCGTATCGTAAACCTGAATGTTTACTAAAAGACGAATACGAATATTTAAAAGGCTGGTATTCTGAAACACGTTATTCAATGAAGCCTACCGAACAAAAGGAACTATTAAGAATTTATAATAGAGTATTTAAAGTAAATATGCAACCGACGAGTTGCGGTAGTTGTCTACGTGATGTAATGAATAAATTAGAAATGCTTTACAATACATACGATGCAAATAGTTAAAATAAGCGAGGTAAAACCAAACCCGAAGAACCCGAGAATAATAAAAGACGATAAGTTTAGGAAACTCGTTAAGTCTATCCAAGAATTTCCTGATATGCTAAATAAACGTCCGTTAGTGGTTTTTACTGACGTGGACAATAAATACGTTGTATTAGGTGGTAATATGCGCTTAAAAGCGTGCAAAGAGATAGGATTAAAAGAAATACCAATTATAGTTGCAGACGAATGGACGGAGGAACAGAAAAACGAATTCTTAATAAAAGACAACGTAGGTTTTGGTGAATGGGATTGGGATCAGTTAGCAAATGAATGGGATGCTGAAAAGTTAGACGATTGGGGGTTAGATTTGCCAGTTGATTTAAGTGTTCAAGAACAACTCGAAGCTGAAGAAGATAACTACGAAATACCTAACGAGATAAACACAGACATCGTATTAGGAGATTTATTTGAAATAGGAGAACACCGTTTACTTTGTGGAGATAGTACTCAAACAGATACATTCGAAAAGTTAATGCAAGGAGAGTTGGCTGATATGGTTGTAACAGACCCTCCTTATAATGTTGCTTATGAAGGTAAAACAAAAGATGCGCTTACAATTGAAAACGATTCAATGGGTGATGAAGATTTTTATAAATTTCTTTATGACTTTTATTCTGCTTTAACAACTGCTGTAAAAAAGGGTGGTGCGATTTATGTTTGGCACGCTCCTTCTGAAGTTATTAATTTTGGTAAAGCAATGGTTGATTCAGGATGGTTATTAAAACAACAACTTATATGGGTTAAAAACACAATGGTTATGGGAAGACAAGATTACCAATGGAAACACGAACCTTGCTTATATGGATGGTTAAAAGGAGATAGTCATAAATGGTATTCAGATAGAAAACAAACAACGGTTATTGAATGGGATAAACCAAGCAGAAATGGAGAACATCCTACAATGAAGCCAGTAGGTTTATTCTCTTATCAAATAGAAAACTCTTCTAAAATAGGAGATATTGTAATAGATGCTTTTGGAGGTAGCGGAACTACAATGGTGGCTTGTGAACAAATAAAACGCAAAGCAAGAGTTATTGAATACGACCCGAAGTATTGCCAAGTAATAATTGACCGTATGAAAAAACTTGACCCGAGTTTAGTTATTAAGAAGAACGGAGTTGAATTAAAATAAACAACGAATAAACAACGTACAATGGCATACGATAAAAAAAAGATATACGAACAAGCAAAAGAAATGATTGTTAAACACCGATTGTTTTTTTTTGATGATATTATAGCCTACCTTCCTATTTCTTCAAGTACATTTTACGCTTGGGAAATGGAAAAATCGGAGGAGCTAAAAGAATTATTAAACCAAAACAGAACTGAGTTAAAAGTTTCAATGCGTTCAAAATGGTATAAGTCAAACGCACCAGCTTTACAAATGGCGTTAATGAAATTGATTGCTTCGCCTGAAGAATTACGAAAACTGGCAATGAATCATAATGTAACAGAAGAAGCTGAAAAGCCTATATTTAATAAACTTAATATAGATGTTGACTAAAACAACAGCGCAGAAAAAAATAGCACAATTAAAAAAAAGAATTAGAATTATTCAGGGAGGCACGTCAAGTTCAAAAACGTTTACAATACTTTCTTTTTTAATTCAATACGCTATTGACAATCCGAACAGCGAAATTTCAGTAGTATCTGAATCAATACCACATATTAAAAGAGGAGCATTAAAAGATTTTATAAAAATAATGCGATGGATAGGTAATTTCAACGAAGGTAATTTTAACCAATCAAGTCTTACATACCGATTTAATAAAGGTAGTTATATTGAATTTTTTAGCGCAGACCAACCCGACAAATTGAGGGGTGCAAGGCGTGATATTCTATTTATAAACGAATGTAACAACGTAAACTTTGAAAGTTTCCAGCAGCTTAATATTAGAACAAAGAAATTTGTTTACTTAGATTTTAATCCTACCAGCGAATTCTGGGTACATACCGAACTAAAAGACGAACAAGACAGCGACTTCTTAATTCTCACGTATAAGGATAACGAAGCCTTGGACAATAGTATTGTACAACAAATAGAAAAGAACCGTTTAAAAGCTGAAACAAGCGCATACTGGAGTAATTGGTGGCGTGTATACGGATTAGGCGAAATAGGAATGTTAGAGGGCGTTATATTTAGTAACTGGAAAACTATTGACATACTACCGAAAGAAGCGAATTTAATAGGTATTGGATTAGACTTCGGTTATACTAACGATCCGACGGCAATAATAGAAATATACAATTACAACGGGCAACGGATAATAAACGAATTGAAGTATCAAACGGGAATGCTGAATAGTGATATTGCAAACGCACTACCAAAACACGTACCCGTTTACGCTGATTCGAGCGAACCGAAAAGTATTGAAGAAATAAAACGCTACGGAATAACAATAAAAGGCGTTACAAAGGGTAAGGATTCAATAAACTACGGAATAGATGTTATGCAACGTAATGAATATTTAGTTACTTCAAATAGCACCAACCTAATTAAAGAACTTCGAGCCTACTGTTGGGACACGGACAAACAAGGCACACGCTTAAATAAACCGATTGACACGAATAATCATGGTATTGATGCGCTGCGCTATCACGAAATGGAAACGTTAGGAATGAATAGTAACTACGGTAAATATCATATTTGGTAAATAAATAATATTTCGTACCCGTTTAAGTATGCAAATAATGTAAATTATCTTTACAAACTACAAAAACACGAATTAAAAGTTAATATATAGAATGAAAACAGAAATTGTAATACCTACTTCATTAAGTGAAATTCCTTTGAAAAGCTACCAAGAATTTATGCGGGTAGTTAAAAAGTCAAACGACGAAGAATTTATAGGTCAAAAGACTATCGAAATATTTTGCGGTCTAAAAATGAAAGACGTTGTAAAAGTAAAATGGAGCGACGTTAAAAACTTGACCGTACATTTAAACGAAATATTCAAAACAAAGCCTAAGTTTCAAGCTACGTTTAAAATAAAGGATATGGAGTTCGGTTTTATTCCTAACCTGGAAGATATGACTTTTGGGGAGTACATTGATTTAGAAAGTAATATTTCAAGCGTAGAAACTTTTCACAAAGCGATGGCGGTAATGTACCGACCAATCACAAAGAAAGTAAAAGATAGGCACGAAATATTTGAGTACACGGGTACAGATGAGTTCAGCGAGGTAATGAAGTACGCACCTTTAAATGTTGTCTTAGGTGCAACGGTTTTTTTTTCGACTTTAGGAAGCGACTTAGTACAACATACGCTTACCTCTTTGGAGACGGAGATAAAGAAGAATCCGAAGATAATGACTTTAGCGAAAGAACGCAATTTAATAAAAGATGGGGCTGGTACAATTCAATCTATGCGTTATCTCAGGGAGACGTTACAAAGTTTGATGACGTTACCAAGCTGGGAGTTAGAAAGTGTCTTACCTACCTCACTTACGAAAGACAAAAAAGAGAAATAGAAGATAGAGAATTAAAAAAAATACAACGACATGGCTAATTATTACACGGTATTAGATACGTTAAAAACCAACTTAGAAAACGATTCCTTTGTAAACACGGTAACACAAGGCGACATTTTTGCAGTCGATTTGGCAAAGCAAACAATATTTCCTTTAGTTCATATTATAGTAAATAACGCAACGTTTGAAAGTAATGTAATTCGTTTTAACGTGAGTTTAATGGCAATGGATATTGTAAACAAATCAAAAGACGAAGACACAAATATATTCGACGGTAACGATAATGAGATTTACGTACTTAACACTATGCTTTCAGTATTGAATAGATTGTACGAAGAGCTTCGACGTGGCGACTTATTTACTGATTCTTTTCAAGTGGACGGTAACCCAACTTTAGAACCTTTTGCAGAAAGATTTGAAAACTATTTAGCGGGTTGGACAATGACTTTCGATATTTTAGTTCCTAATGAAATGACTGTTTGTTAATGAGTGAAAGACTAAAGGCGTTAGAAAAGTTTCGTGATTTGGTAGTAGCTGAAGCGAAAGCCAATTTACAAAGGTTGGGCAAAGATACCAGCGGTAAATTATCGAATTCAATAAAAGGCGATGTTAAAGAAATGCCGAATTCAATTGGTATTTATTTCGAGATGGAGACTTACGGGAACTTTCAGGACAAAGGGGTTAAGGGTGCAAATCCAACTGGGTTACCTTCAAGTTCTAAAAACTACGGTAAACAAAACGCTCCTAATTCACCGTACAAATTCGGAAGCGGTACGGGACCAAAAGGCGGATTAACACGGAGCTTAGATAGTTGGATGGTCCGTAAAGGAATAGCACCACGAAATGTTAAAGGTCAATTTCAAAGCAGAAAAGGATTGCGCTTTATAATAGCTCGAAGTATTTACATGACTGGAATTAAACCAAGCTTATTTTTTACCAAGCCATTTGAAGCTGCCTACAAAACTTTACCTGACACGTTAATAGATAAATACGGATTAGATGCCGAACAACTATTAAACGAGATTTTAAACGAAAATTTAAAGAATATAAAATGAGTATTTTTGCACGTTCACCATATATAGTACAAATCGCTGAAGCTGGACAAGACGGTTCTAAAGTTTTAATTTATATTTGGAATGGTACTGGTTCTGCACCAGCAGACCCTACTTACACTTTGAGTAAATTAATACCCGCTTCAAACAACGTAAACACGTATTATAATTTAAGTCCTTACATTCGTGAATATATAAGCTGGAATACAAGACAAACACCGTACAATACTTTTTCAGCAAGTCAAACAACACAATGGTGTAACGTAAAGATTCAAAAGTTTAGACTAAGCGGTGGTGTTTATTATCAAGTAGGTAGTGATATTACATTAAAAGCATTTGACGGCTTCGGATATTACGAACAAGGATATAACCCAAGTTTAACTTACGACATATTACACGACCAAGGAACGTTTTTATATGCTTTAGACACCACGATAAATTACGGTACTAATTCAAATTACTTCGGTGGTTTTATAATGGTTCAAAGTGGAACTTCATATAAAGCTAAATATACTAATTTAGTAACGGCTGCTACATTTACTCAAACACTAAATAACAATCAATTAACGGATGTACTTCGTGTTTATTCAAATTATGTAAACGCTGGAAACAAACTTGAAATATTAGATACTTCAAACGTTGTTTTATGGACTGGTTATTTTAAACCTTACTTGAATTGTAAGTACACACCGTTAGTTTGTGACTTCGTAAATAAATATGGGTGTTGGCAAAGAACATGGTTTTTTGCGGCAAGTAATGAAACGTATTCTTTTGAAAACACGGAATATAATTTAATGCAAAGCACTTTTCCTAATTACAACACTTTAGAAGGTCAAAGAAAAGTATTTAATACTTCAGCTAAAAAATCAATTAAAGTAAATACTGACTGGGTAGACGAATCTTACAAAGACTTACTTAAACAACTAATGTTAAGCGAAAGAATATTAATAAATAGTTTACCAGTAAAACTTAACACTAAGTCAACTGAATTATTCAAGTCTATAAATACTAAAATGATTAATTATCAATTAGAGTTTGAATACGCTTACAACGACCTTAACAACGTAATATGAGACAAGTTCAAGTATATATAGAAGGTAAAAAGATAGAACTATTTGAAGATGAACAAATAAACGTTACTTCGAGCGTTCAAAACATTAACGATATTTCAAAAGTAATCACTGACTTTTCGCAATCGTTTACTGTTCCAGCGTCTACTGTAAATAATGCGATATTTCAACACTTTTACCAGTCAGACGTAGATTCTACTATTGACCATAATATAAGACGTTCTGCGTTAATAG